GACCAGCGGGAAGCCCATCAGCATGGCGCGCTGGCCGACGGCTGCCGGCGGCTGCCACAGATAGTTGCCGTCGGCGTCCTTCAGCTTGCGGATCGCCGCTTGCGTCTTGCGGTTCATCACCCAACTGGCGTTCTGGCGATAGCCGGCCTTCAGCGAATAGACCGTATCGATAAGGATATCGGACGGGCTGGAAGCGGGCAGCGCGCCGGCGACGCCGGTCGCGGTATAGCCGATCTTGCCCCAGGCCCAGCTCGTCTCCGCCACCGTCGCGTAGCTCAGGAAGCCCTTGGGCTTGGCCGTGCCGTCGCCGGCGACGAAGGCCTTGCCCTCCTGCTCGGCGAAGGCGGCCTCGACCTCGGAGGAAATCCACTGGTCGAGATCGACCACCGCGTCCTCCAGCAAGGAGGCGGTCGCCGCCGGCATGGCGTAGAGTTCCATAGTCGGGAACTGAAGCTCGGCCAGCGTAGCGCTGTCGGTCTGCGGACGCGCTGCCGTCTCGCCCACCCAGCCGACCGCCGGACCGGCGACCGAGAACGGCTTCTTCAAGACAGCGGCGGACACCTGCCGGACCGAGGCGATGGAGCGGATCGGCGAGAGCGCCGCAAGCCGCTTGCCGATTTCCGTTTCCGTCTCTGGCGCCACCAGATAGCCGCCGTCCTGGCCGGAACCGTAGGACATCGCCTTGGTGTCGAGGGCGCGAAGCTGGCGGTCGTCGCCGCTGCGCATATAGGCGTCGAAGGCGCTCTTATGCTCGGACGGCATGGCGCGGCCCTCGCGGCCGAGCACCGGGCGGGCCTTTTTAAGCTCCAGATTGTCGAGCGCCCGCTTCTGCTCGTCGAGCGCATGCGAAAGCCGCTCGACCTTCTCGCCGGTGAGCACGTCGGCGCCCATGCGGGTTTCCAGTTGCGCCAGCTTCTCGTCGTTGGCCTGCCTGAAGGCCTCGAACGTGGTCATGAACTCGCCGAAGGCGTCCTTCAGGTCGAGATATTCTCCCGGCGCCGATTTGGTTTCGGGCGGTACGGGTCGGGTTGCTGCGTTCATCGGGCGTTTCCTCTTTTGTTGATGAGACGTGTGGCTTGACGGATGCGCCGCGCCAGATCGCCGGCGTATCCCGGCATGGAAGGCCGCGCGCGCCCGCTCTTGACCCGCTCGACGCGGGCGTCCGGCAGCATCGGAAAGGTGACGACGGAGATTTCCCAAAGATCGGCCTCGATGATACGGCGCACGCCGCTTGCCGGATCGCGCCTGGCCCTGACCGTGCGAAAGCCGATCGACAGGCCGTCCAGCGCGCCGCCGCGCATCAGGCTCCGCACCTCGCGGGCGCGCCGCACCCCGCTCGCCAGCCGGCCGCGCACGAACAGGCCGCGCGCGTCCTCGCGGATCTCGGTCCAGGTGCCGATCGGCTCGTTGGCGTCGTGCTGGAACAGCATGCGGATGCCGGAAGTGCCACGCAGGCGCAGCGAATTGGCGAAGGCGCCGCGCTCGACCACGTCCTTGCCGAGGTCGACCTTGCCGAACAGGCTGGCGTAGCCGGAAAAGCCGCCGTCCGCCTCGACCTCGTCCAGCACCAGGTCGACGAACTTGCGTTCGCAGGCGAGCTTCATGGCGTCACTTTTCATCCGCATTCTCCGCTTTGCCGCGCCGGAACAGGCCCGGCAGCGTGTTCTGGTCGAAGGCGCGCACGACGAAGCCGATCGCCCACCAGGCGCACAGGCTGGCCGCGGCCGACCCCATCAGCATGAGTTCCGTCGGGCCGATGATGGTTTCCAGACCCAGCTCGGTCGAAATCTTCAGTCCGGCGGTGCCGCCGAACACCAGGCCGCAGACGACGCCGACGGCAAAGCGCGCCGCCGCCTCGCGCCGTCCGTGCGGCAGGATATAGGCGAGCGAGATCGCCGAGCCGGCAACGGCGCCGGCACCTTTGGCGACCCACAGCCAGCCCGTCTGGGACAGGTCCGTCATGGTCGTTTCTTTCCGGTATGGTTCAGGCGGGATCGCGCGGGCGGTAGCCGACCGCCTCGCGCTTCTCGTCCTCGGTGAGGAAGGTGGCCGCCTCGATGCGCGCCCACAGCGCGTCGCGGTCGCTGTTGAGGCCATCGATGCGGTCGGCGTCGTACCACAGGCGCAGCGTGCGGCCGAAGGCCGCCCCGAGAAAGGCCGACAGCTCCTTGGCGGTGCGCGCCACCAGCGGCAGGATGGTCAGCCGGTAGAAGGCGCGGTTTGCTTCCTGATAGTTGGCGTAAGTGTTGTCGCCCGGAATGCCAAGCAGCATCGGCGGCACGCCGAAGGCGAGCGCGATGTCGCGGCTGGCGGAATGCTTGGCCTCGACGAAATCCATGTCCTTGGGCGTCATGCCCATCGCCTTCCAGTCGAGGCCACCCTCCAGCAACAGCGGCCGGCCGGCGCGCACGGCCCCCGAATAACCCTCTTCCAGCTCGGCCTTCAGCCGGTCGAACTGCTCGTCGGAGAGGTTGCCGCCGTCCTTCGGCGCATAGACTAGCGCGCCCGAAGGCCGCGCCGAATTGTCGAGCAGCGCCTTGTTCCAGCGCCCGGCCGCGTTGTGGGTGTCGAGCGCCATCAGGGCGGCCTCCAGCGGCGGAAAGCCGTAATGGTCGTCGAGCGGATGGAACAGCGTAAGGTGCAGCGCGCCGCCGTTCCCGTCCGGCCCGAGCGGAACCCTTCGCCTTTCGCTACCCTCGCGGTAGTCGAGCGCCACCGGCCAGCCGCCGCCGTCGGTCGCCACCGCAACCCGGTCGGGCCGCAGAAGATGCAGTTCGTGCGCCCCGCTGCCGGTCGCGATCATCTCGACATAGGCGTTGCCGGCCAGAAGCAGATGGCCGTAGAGCGCCTCCAGGAACGTCGCCCCGGCCTGATGCGCGTTCGGCCGCTCCAGCAGCGAAAGCAGCGGATGGTCCTCCAGTTCGGCCGCCCCTTCATAGAGCAGCCACGGCACCGCCGACGCCGTTTCGGCGATCAGCCGCACCGAGCGATGCACGATCGGGTTGCGCATGAAGCCCTCGTGCGCCAGCGCGGCGTAGTCGCGGCGCGTCCAGTGCGCCTCGCCCTGCGCATGAAAGGCGATGAAGCCGCCGGGCAGCCCGCTCTTTTGTTCGCGGCGCGCGCCGGCTTTGCCCGCCGCACGCAGCCAGGACCAGTTCCAAGCCATCATGTTTCCTTATCGTAAGTCGCGAATCCGGGGCCGTGCCGCCCAATCGGGCAAAAGCTCGGTGACGGCCCAGACAAGCGCGTCGACCCGATCCGGCGAGCGGCCGTTCGACAGCCCGTTCGGGCCGAAATCGCACATTTCGTCTTCCAGTTCGCCGAAGCGGCCGGCATGGCGCACCCTGCCCTGCTGGTAGAGAGCGGCGACCGGCTCGGCGCGCAGCCATTTCCCGCGCCGGGCGCGGACCGGCTTCACCGGCACGACGGGATCGACGGTACGGATCACCGCCGTCGCCATCTCGCCGCCCTGGTTGACCTCGACCACCAGGCAATCGGCCTGCAAGCGGTGGTAAAGCGCCACCGCGCGGGCCGCCCATTCCTGCGGCCTGGCCGCCCGCACGGTGGCGTCGGCGAGGACGAACACGATGCCGTCGCCGCCAAGGCCGGCCGCGACGATACCGCAGGCGTCGGAAGTCCTGCGCGAACTCGCCGGCGGGTCGACCGCCACGACGATGCGGCCGAGCGCGCCTGGCATTTCCGTCGCGGCCTGCTCGATCACGCGGCGCGACCACAAGGCGTCCTCGCGATCCTCGATCATCTCGCCGTCGAGTTCCTGGCGGCCGAGACGGGTGCCGGCGTAGCGCCGCTCCACCATCTTCAGGAAGCCCGGCGCCAGGTTGGCGGCGTTCTCCTCGGTGCGCATGCGGGTCACGGCCACGGACGGGTCTGCCAGCAACCGCTTGATCAGGCCGGTCGGGCGCGGCGTCGTGGTGACGATCTGGCGCGGCTGCACGCCGAGCCGCAAGCCGAATTGCAGCATGTCGAAGCATGCTTGCGGATAGCGCCATTTCGCCGCCTCGTCGCACCACGCCGCCTCGAACTGATGCCCCCTGAGGCTGTCGGGGTCCTCCGAGGAGAAGATGGTGGCCACAGCGCCGTTGTCCCAGACCAGCCGCCGGCGGCTCGCCTCGAAACGCGGCTGGTCATGGCGCGAAATGCCGACGATGCCCGACGGCCCCTCGACCATCACGTCGCGCACGTCGGCCAGCGTCTCGCCGATCAGGGCGAGCCGGGAATGCCTTTCGCGGGCGAACGGCGCGAAACCGCGCACCATGCCGTTCACCCATTCGGCGCCGAGCCGCGTCTTGCCGGCGCCGCGCCCGCCCAGGACCAGCCAGGTATCGGGCTGCATGCCCATGAGCGGGATCGGATATTGCGCCGGACGGGCGGTGTGGAACCACTCGCGCGCAACCAGTTCAGCTTCAGCCGGGCTCAGATGCGCCGCCGCCCAACTGCCTTGCGTACCCGATCGCGAGTTCCGCGATGCGTTCGTCGATGCGTCGCAGAATGCCGGCCATGTCTTCATCTCTTCTCGTTTGGTTCTCTTTCGCGCCGCCGTCGCCGCGCGTGATTTCGCCAATTTTCTCGAGTGTCCGCATAACGGCGGAAATCGCGTCCATGCGCGCCTTGTCGGCCGCTGCACTGCCTTGCTCCTCCATGCCCGCCGCTTCGGCCTTGCCGATCTGCTGGTCGAGCAAGGCGCGCAACCTGCGCTCCTGCCCGCAAAGCCGCATGGCTGCGTCCGCATCGCGCCAGCCTTCGGCCGCCGCCCGCTTGCGCAACGCGGCCGGCGAACGGCCTGAGGCGTCCGCCAACAGGTCGAGGCTGGCCGCCGCGCCCTCGTGCAGCGCGCGCAGGGCCGCCCATTGCAAAGCAGGCTTCGCAACCATTGCCGATCCGTTGATTGTATTGATTACGCCGGCGTACCGGCTGCGAGGCTACCCTGCCCGCTTCGGTCGCACCTGTGTGACGATAACAAAACACTACCAGAGCACCGTTACGGTGTCAAGAAAATATTCCTATTTTCTTTCCGGCTCCCCGCGCGGCCGGCTGTGGCCCATTTGCGCTTGTGGCGGCATCGTAAATCGGCGAGAACCACAGGACGGTACGCTGCCTGAAAATCGCTGTACTATGTTTCTTGTCTCTCACCGAAGCCGCT